CCGGCGCGGATGGGTCAGTCGAAGTCGTTTGCGGCGCGGCGTTTCCCGTCGACGGCCGGCAATTCGGGCGCGGGTTCTCGATCGCGCCATACGTTCGCCGTGCATTCGAATGCGTGGCGGGCGGCCGGGCACAGGGCGTCGAAATTCCCGACCATGCGCAGGCGGCGCCACATCGCGCGCAGGTCGACGTCGGTGAGGGGCGCGCGCATCGGATCAGTGCAGAACGATGGGCGTCAGGACGGGCATGCCGGCGTCGGCGTCCCAATGGCAGCCCAGCGCATAGCCGAGCCGCCGGGCGGTGCCGACGAACACGAGCGGATCGATGTCGGCGCGCCACAGTGCGCGCAGGTATTCGCGGCGTTTGTCGAGCGACAGACGGGTCGGATCGAACGGCATCACGACAGCGAAAGAAGCGAGAGTGGCCATGCTGATCTCCTTTTTTCAGGCAAAAAAAGTCCCTCGCGCCGGATAGGCACGATGCGAGGGGAAAACAGGGGGAAGGGGTTTAGGGCGCTAGACGGGCAGTTCGAGCTGCTCGACGAGACGCTCGCGCACGTTTGGCGAGAGCGGCAGGTTTAGCGACAGATTCGGGGTCGCGGACGGTGATAGGGTGCGGGCGAACTCCATGTTCACGACGTACGTGTGGCCGCACTCGACGTTGTTGCACTGGTACGTGACTTCCCGGAAGGTCTGGGACATTTCGCGGCTGCTGCGTGCGGTCGCGCGCGTGCGGCAGTGGGGGCAGCGGTTCAGGATGCGCATTTCGGCTTACTCCGGACGAGATACAGGGCGCGGCCGCGACCGTTCAGTTGCTTCGAAGTGAGGCGCAGGCGACGCTTCACGAGCCACTCGGCGGCCGCCTCGATCGACGGGAGGCTGTACTGCTGGCGCACACGTTCCAGCACGTCGCGGTCGGCATCCGAGAAAGAAATCTCCGTGCTGGTTTCGGGCATCGTAGGAGCTACTCATTGTTGGCGGTTCGGTGCCTTCGTTCAGGCGCCGGCGTGGTCCAGAATCGTGGCATTGCGTTCGGCGAGCACGGCGGTCGCTTCGCGCATGACGATCTCGCGAATCAGCACGGCGAGTTGCTCGCCCTGGTAGTTCGCGAGAGCCGTCAACACGGCTTGCTCGTAGTCGTCGAAGCGAACGGTGTGCTTGTTGTTGCGGATGCGCTTGGGATCGGGATACATGCGGGCTCCTCAATTCACGAGCGGGCGGAACGGGAACGAGGGATGGCGCGAAGCTGGCGCGCGCCGATGCGGATCAGCTCGCGCGCCATGCTCGAAATCGAGCGATTGCGCTGCGCGGCGAATTGTTCGAGCTCGTCGCGCTCGGTGGACGTCAGCCGGACGTATACGGGCTTGTCCGACAGGGTGCCGCGTGGCGATCGGCGCGGGCCTTTGGCGGTGGTCATGGTCGGTATACTTTGGTAGTTAGCCTTGCGTTACGGTAAGGCTAGTGTAATGAGCTCAAACGAGCACGTCAATTAAATTATAGGTTCATATGAACACGATAGGCACGCGTTTGAGGGAAGAGCGCTTGCGGCTCGGACTGAGTCAAGATGAATTTGCAGCGGTAGGGGGCGTGTTACGCCGTGCGCAATCGAATTACGAAGCGGACGAGCGGTCGCCCGACGCGAAGTACCTGAGCGCGGTCGCCGAACTCGGGGTTGACGTGGTTTATGTATTGCGCGGTAGGAGGTCCGCCTCTAGTGAACAAGGCGTCGATGCGGACTCGGAGGACGATGAGCGCTATTTCATCGATTGCTTCCGACAACTCAACGAAACAGGGAAAGCAACCCTGCAGTCGTTCATTGGCAGCGTTCTAAATCAGGCCGTCATGCTCAAGACGGGCACGCCGCAGCGCGCAAAACGCCTGCCGGAAAAGCGCCGCGCAGCGCTGGACCAGCGGGCAGCGGAAAACGTGGATCGTGCGATGGCCGAAATCGAACGCTTGCGCGCCGAGCGGGCTGCGAAGGACGGAAAGAAGTAGTCCGGGCGCGTCGTCGCACGCCAGCCATTCTTCACACAAACACTGTATATTCATCCAGTATTGAGTTAGCATCCTGAAAGCCGGCGATGCTGGCGACGTGGGGTATTCCGAGGCAACCGCGTCGTGTTGCGTGTCGTCGGTCCATGAACATGTTTGTGAGGGACCAGAAGAATGAGCATCGACATGAAGCACAACAACGGCACGGTTGGCATAGCCGCTCGTCATACGGACGCACGCACCCAAGCGATGGGCGGGGGCCGAGTCCGTTCGGACATGACCGGCTGTGAGCGCGATGTTGCACGCGCAGCGATCGACGATGCCATGCAGTCGGTCAGCCACGTGCTCGAAGTTGCGATTCAGGCGATGGGAAATCTTCGTGTCGCGCGCGCGGCGCTTGCGCGGTGCGACGACGGGCCGCCAATTCGTGCGAATATGAACGATCACTAGAAGTCGCGTTGACCGACTCCCATAGCAAGCAACCTGAAGCCCGCTGCGTGCGGGCTTTTTACTTTCCGCCCTTCCTGAAATGCGACCGGTGCCGCTCGGTCGTCGGATCGTCACGCATTTCGAGGTCGAGCGCGGTCGCGAATCCGCCGTCGCCGTCGATCGTGTGCGTCGCCTTCTTCACGAGCCACGCCGTCTCGTCAATTTCCGGTTTGAAGCCCGACAGCGTGACCGGCATTTCGGGGAACAGATCGGCGCGGCCGCGCGCGAGTGAATAGCGCATCGTCGCCTGGCTGCGCTGCATGCGCTTGAACTCGGCCTGCGCCGCGGCTCGCGCTTCGGCTTCCGTCGCGTAGTCCTCCGGCAGCACCTTCACGTTCTTGTTGTTCTCCCCGCCAACAATCACCGACTTCCTCTTCGCCTTGCCGTTCGAATGGTAATGCGCGCGCACGGCCGAATAATTCTCGCGCTCAGACACGTGGTACGCATGCTGGTCGCCACTCGCGCGGGTCAGATTTAACACTTGGAAAGTTTTCCCGCTGACGGTCTTGCCGGTGCCGATCGGCGTGAACAGCAACCGCAAATCCTTGACGTTCATCACGGCGTCGTAGCGCTTCGCCAGGCGCGTCAGAAACGACATATCGCTTTCGTGCGTCTGGTCGATGTGCGCGATCACGATCTTCGCCAGGGCGTCAGCGACGGCGGGCGTCAGCTTGTAGCGCGCCGCGATCGCGCGCACGATCGAGCCGATCGTCTGCTTGTGCCAGCTCTTCTCACGGCGCTCCTGCATGCCGTTCGACATCGATGCCGAGCGTGCCCGCACGGTCAGCGTGTCGGGCGCGCCGCTGTGCTCGAACTCGGTCACGACGAACGTGCCCTTGTCGACGAGCTGCTCGCCGGCCCAGCCGATCGACACCTTGATTTCGTCGCCACGCTTCGGCAACGCCAGATCGCCGCGCGAGTCGTCGAGCACGAGGTCGATGGTATCCGCATCGTCAGAGCGCGATTCCGTGAGGGTCAGCGATTCGAGCCGCGGCAGGAACCGACGCGAGATGTCGCGGCCGCCGAGCGTGATGCGGTAGTCGGCCATCGGTTCAACACGTTCGAGCCTATACACGGCTGCGTTCGAGTGTTCCATCGCACGCGTCGTCATGCCTTCGGCTCCGCGGCCGTTGCATCGTCGGTTTCCGAATCATCGGCCAGCGCCGCGTCCTGCTCGATACGCAACGCGTCGTCGTCGACGCATTCGAGCGTCAACGTGAATTCGATCCTGCGCGCAGTGCCTTCGCGGGTGAAGTAACGCCGCGTCTCGTCGAGGCCCACGATGAGGTATGCGCCGTAGACGGTTCCGAGACCGTCGACCAACACGTACGCTTCGCCGATGTTCGCCATCTGGACGAGCTGGTCGATCGACGCGCTCGTGCCGATTTGATCCGGCGCAATGAGGCCGTCGAGCGTGATGACATCGTCGCCCTGTCCGGTGTACTGGCGAGCATCGCGCGCGCCGATACGCGATTTCTTCGGATGCTTCCAGTTCCGCCGCCGCTTCAGCTCGTGGAAGGGGGCGGTAGTCAGGCTGAACACGAATTGATCCAGCGACAGCAACATGGGACAGATCCTCCGTGAATGTCAGTCGGACAGGCGCGAGCCGACGCGCGCACGCTGTGCGCGTTCGCGACGATCCAGCTCGGCGGCCACGGCGCGTGCGATCGCACGCGGATCGTCGCCGGCCTGCGGGTAGATGTTGATGATGATCGACGTGGGCGCGGCGGCCGATGCAGACGAGGCTGCAGCCGGACCCGACGCCGCGATCGGCGGCCGCCGGTCTATTGGCACGAGCGGCGCGGCCGTCGACAGTGCGGGCGTTCCGAATCCGGTCACGGCGGCCGTCGCGAGCCCGAGCGCCGCGCGCGCGACGCTCGGCGCTTCGCCTGCCATGCCAAGCGCCGCCCCCTCACCGACGAACCCGCCCAGCTCGGCGAACACGCGGCTCGGGCTGTGAATGCCGAGCTTTTCCTTGAACCATGCAATCGCGTTTTCGCCGACGTTGTGAATGGCCTGCCTGACGGCACCCATGCCGCTGAGGAAACCCGCCACCATGCCGTCAATAATTTGTCCGCCGATCGTTGTGAAACGGCCGACCAGGCCGGACATGAATCCGACGATGTCGTCCCAATGTCGGATGACGACGCCGAGCAGTGTCCAGTTCATGAAGAAGTCGGCAATGCCCCGGCCTGCCGACATTGCCGTGTCCGTAATCCAGTTCCACGCCGCGCCGGCAGCCGCCTTGATTTCGTCCCAGTGACGGACGATGACGCCGACGAGGGTCCAGTTCATAAGGAAGTCGGCGATCGATTGCGCGGCTGACACGATGCCGGCTTTGATGAGCGTCCAGATTGCCGCCGTGATGGCCTTCAGGTCGTTCCAGTGGTCGACGATGAAACCCAGCGGCGTCCAGTTCATCAGGTATTGCGTAATCGCGCCGGTCACGCTGTTGACAACCTGCAGGACCCCCTTCCAGAGCCCGATGAAGAAGCGGCTGATCGGCTTCCAGTACCGATAGATCAGATAGGCCGCGCCCGCGATGACGACGACGGCTGCCGTGATTGCCAGGCCGATCGGCGTCATCAGCATCGCGCGGCCGGCGAACAGGGCGGCGCTGGCGAACATGCGCCAGGCAGCGGCGCCGATGCCGAGCGCGCGTGACAGGATGCCGCCCTGGATGCCGAGCGTCGTCATGGAAAAGCGCACGATCGCGAGCGGTCCGAGCACGCCGGCGAGCGCGATCGTGAACGTCCCCATGACGACGAGCAGTGCGGCGAACGCGGCGAGCACGGACAGAATGACCTTCGCCGCCGCGCCGTGGCGCTGAATCAAGCCGATGAGGTTGCCGACAATCTCGCGGGTCTTGTCCAGCGCCGCGTTGTACAGCGGCGCGATGCGCTCGCCGATCTCGCGCCGCAAGTCGCGACCCTTCGCGAGCAGGTCGTTTTCCTTGCCTTGGGTTTGCAGCGCAGCGAGCTTCGCCGCGTCATCGATGCCATATGCGCCGCGGTTGAGCTTTTCGTTCTTGTGAATCTGGTCCCGCTGCATGTACATGGTCGAGAACAGGTTCGCTGCCGTCCGGTTGGTGAAGATCGTCGAAATCATGTCTTTCACCTTGTCCGGATCGGTGATGCCCTTCTTCGCCATCTGCGGGAGCAATACCTTTTCCAGCCATTCAAGCGGCGACGCCTTGAACAGATCGCCGCCGAGCAGCGCGCCCGGCTTGATCCGCTTGATCATCCCGATTTTGTTGTATTCGACGTTCTTCTTGTCGACCAGGCCGAGATTCATCATCTCCTGCGCCGCGCGCACGGTCGTCTTGCCTTGGTAGACGTTGCTGTACGCGGACATGAGGCCAGTGCCGACGCCGTGGCCGCCCATTTCCTGAATAAGCGGCTCCATCTGGTAATAGAACGCGTCCTGGCGCATCTGTTTCGCCGCGACGCCGCCCGTCTGGATGAAGTTGCGCCACTCGTCGCCACCGACGCGGCCGCCGGTCGCCGACAGCACCTTCTGCACCATGTTCGCTTCGTTCTTGAACGTCGCTTCGTCTTTCGTGCCGCCGCGCAGCTCGATTACCTTCAGCATGTTCATGAACTTCTCTTCGTTCGCGTGCGCGTCCTCCGCGCCGAACAGCGCTTCGTTGGCGAACTTCATTTTTGCGAGCGTTGGCATGACCATCTGCGCGTGGTGCTCGTCCGCGAAGATCGACAGCGCGTCGCGCATCAGCGTCATGTTGTCGGATGTGCTGACGCCCATCATGTTCATCGCGCGCACGTACTTCTCGGCGTCCTGCGTCGCCTGGTCGCCGAGGCCGAGCGCCGTGATGCGGGCGTGCTCGTTCGTCATCTTCTTCGCTTCGTCGAGCGTGCCGCCGAGGCCGCCGAGCATGCGCATGCCGGTCGAGCGGGCGGCGTAGCCGCCGATCGCCATCCCGCCGGCGACGCCCTGCATCGCCTGCATCTTGCCGCGCGCTGCGCCGAGCTTTCGATCGCGTTCCGTCAGTGCTTCGAGCTGGCGCGTCTGCGCCTGCATCGTGGCCGTCGTCGACGCGATGTTCGAGCGCAGCGTGCGCTCGTGCTGTGCGAGGTTGCGCGTCTCGATGCCCGCCTGCGCGAGCCGGCCGCGCATCTCGTCGACGGCGGCCGTCTGCTTCTTCTGCTCGGCGCGCAGGCGCGACGCTGCCTGACGCGCGCGTGCCAGGTCCGCAACCATTTTCTGCGTGGGCGGGCCGAATGCGTGCAGTGAGCCGGCGAGCGCCTTCACGTTGGATTGCGCTGCGCCGAGCTTCTTCGTGGTGTCGGCGAGCCCAGCGCGCATCTCGCGGAACGACGCGACGGCCTTCTGTTGCTTGCCGAGTTCGGCCAGCTCGCCGCGCGTCGCCTTCAACGACTGCGCGAGCCCCTTGTTGCTGTTCAGCATGTTCCGCAGGGGCTTCGTCCAGTTGTCGACCATGTCGAACATGACGCGCAGTTTGAGGGCGTTGTCCATCGTTACTCGTGTCCGCTTCGTATCCGGGCGCGCTCGCGCCAATCCATCAGCTCGGAAAGGGAAAGGCCGTCCATGTCGCGCGGTGTCCAGCCGAACACCGTCGCGACATCGGCCATCGCGTCTTCTACGCGTTCTGGGATTCCATGCTCGCTTTCAGCGCCTTCGGCATCAAAAAACCGGCGAAGATACCTCCCAACGCCACGAGGTCGGCCGGGTCCATCAACGTGACATCCATCTCGGTCAGCGTCGGCGTGCTGATGCGCGGCAGCACCTTGCGCAGTGCGTCCACGTCGAGGTTCACGAGCGCCGCGAGCGACGTGCCGCGCAAGGCGCCTGCGGACGGCTTCGCGAGGGTCACGTGCGTGATGGGCTGGTCGCCGTGCATGATCGGCGTGTCGAAGGTGTGCGTGTTGGCCGCGATCGCATCGAGTACGGCGCCGCCGGTGGGGGTGTTGTTGGTGTCGAGGGTCGTCATGTTGCGTGTCCTGATGATGATCTAAAGGGATGCCCGCGGCGTGCGCGGGCGCGATGGGAGCAAGCGGTTACAGGCCGATTGCCTGGCGCAGACCGGCGAGCAGGTCGTTACCGTTGATCTTCTCGATCATGTTGATGAAATCCATCTCGATCAGCTCCTGACCGTTGATGGACAGCTTGTAGTAGCTGGCCGCCGTCGTGACCTTGAAATCGGTGTCTTCCTTCGGCTTGCCTGAGCCCATGTCGATTTCCTTGTGGCGGCCGCGCACGACGATTTCGACCGAATCGTAGGTCTTCGAATCCTCGCGCTGATAGCCGCCCGAGAAGCGGAGCTGCACGCCGTCGTGCGTGGTGATGCCGTACATGCGAACGACATCCTCCATGAAGCCGCCGCACGTCCATTCGAGCTGGATTGCTTCCTGGCCGAAGTCGATCGGGATCGGGCCGCTCATGCCGCCGCCCTGGTAATCCTCCATCTTTCGCGACAGCTTCGGGAGCTGGATTTCCTTCGTCTCGCCGACGAAGTTGGTGCCGTTGTGAAACAGGTTGAAGCCTTTCAGCTTGCGGGGCATACCCATGTGTGTGACTCCAGGTTAGGCCGACACGCGCGAGGCGAAATCGGCGAGATAGCGATCGGTGATGCGCTGGCGCAACTTCAGGTTTTCGAGCGGCGGGACCGGCGTGTAGTCGTAGTCGATCCACGTGCCGCCCGACGTCAGCTCGTCGGTCGTGTTCGGTTCCGGGTCGTACCAGGCGCCGCCGCCGATCAGCTCGCCGACCGAGACTTCGCGGCGGAACCACGCGTTGATGTTCTCGATGATGTCGCGCGCGCGGGACGGGTTGAGCGGCCCGTCGACGACGCCCATCTGCTCTTCGGCAATCGTGTCGGCAATCACCTGCGCGGAACGCGTGTAGTTCTCGAAGAAGAACTTGCCGTCCGCGTCGCACGTGCGCGAGCCCCAGAAGCGGAACCCGTTCCGGTTCACGAGCGTCGTGACCTGGTTCTCGTTCAGATAGCCAGCGTCCGTCGCCGGGTCTTGCAAATCCCACGACACGTCCGCGCTGATGCCGGTCACGCCGTTGACGACGACGTTCGACAGCGTCTTGTGCCAGCCGATGTCGTTGTCGATCTTTGCGCGCAGGCCCGCCGCGATCGCCGGTGCCGGGATGGCGACGGTCGAGTTCGTTACGTCGTCCCAGCCGAGCCAATCCGGCCAGATCACCATGATTTCGCGTTGGCCGAACTGCTTGCGGTACGCGACCGCCTCTTCCTTCGTCTTGCAGCCGTGCGCGGCCACGTAGACGAACGCGCGCAGCGATTGCGCAATCGTCGCGAATGCTGCGGCGACGGGCTGCGTGTCGAGGCCGGGCGCGACCAGGATGCGGGGCTTCACCGCGAGCTTCGCCTGGGCGGTCAGCAGCGCCTTCATGCCGGTGTATTTGCCGTCCGGCGTGACGGTGCCGATGACGTTCGTGGTCGTCTCGTCCGCATCCTTGCCGTCCGCGACTCGCACGACGACGGTGACGGGCTTCGTCTGCTTGCCGATCGCGTCGAGCGTGCGGCGCAGCGTGCCCTTCGTGCCGGCCTTGCCGAGCGCGGCGACAACGTTCGTCAGCAGCACCGGCGTGTCGAGCGGGAACGCCGCCGGGTCGGCGTCGGCGCCGGTGCAGACGATGCCGAGCACGGCCGTGGAGACCGTGCGAATCGGCCGGCCGCCTTCGTTGATTTCGATGACGCGTACGCCGTGGTGGTAATCCTGCGGCATGGTGTGCAGCTCCTATAGGTATACGGGTGAGATGGAACGGGAGAGTCCGTTGTCAGATCGTCGTGACGGAGGCCGGGATTGGCGGTTCGATCGGCTCGGCCGGCGCAACGTATGGCGCGGGCGTCGCGGGCCACGCCACGGCGTCCGGAAACGTGTCGGCGTTGATCGCGGAGACGAGCGCCATCTGATACGCGGACCAGGCTTTGAAGTAGTAGATGCCTTCGTCGTCGAGCAGGCCGGCGGCATACGCATCGGCTTTCCCCGCGTTCGCGCGGCGCGCGATCTCCATCAGCCGTTCGAACTCGGCCATCGCGGCGTCGCGCTTTTCGCGTGCGATCAGCTCAGGGGGAACCGTCCAAGCGCCGTCGATCCACGCATGGCGCGGTGACGGTTGCGGCTCGGTCGTCAGCTCCAGGTCGTCGGGCGTCTTGCCGGCCACGGCGATCTCGACGGGCTCGCCGGTGTCGGTGCGGTAGCAAACGCGCCCACGAAAGTCCGGCAACAGGAACCACGCACCGTCGCGATAGAACGGCCAGGTCATCGGCGTGCGCGGTGGCGGTGCGTCGAACGTGGCGAACGAGGGAAGGAGCCAGCGGGTGTCGTTGCGCGGATCGGCGTCGGGCTGGCTGCTGCTCAGATATTCGCCGGTCGTCGGGTTGTAGTGGTGAATCAGCATGGTTCGAGGTCCGTGGATTAGTAGGCGCGGATCATGGCGAGCAGCGCGATGTTGCGCGGCCGCGCTTCGTTGCCGCCGTCTGCGCCGATCGTGATTGCGTGCGAGTGGCTGCCAGCCCCGCCGATGCCGACGTTGTGGCCGTGATTGCCGGCGGCGTCGAGCCAGATTCCGGTACCGGCGCCTTCGGTGCCGTGCATGTCCTGGCGGTCCCAGTTGTACGGTCCCCAGCCCTGGCCGTAGGAGGTCGCGACGACACCAACACGGCCCATCCGCACACCGTGTGCGTGGCCGGGATCGTGGAGCGGGTGGTTGTGCTGACCCTGCGCATCGGTCCAGGCCGAGTGCGCGTGGTCGCCGACGGCAGCGGCCGACGCGCCGTGCGCATGCGACGCGTTGAGAAATATCTGGAACGTGCCGATGCCGCGGCCGATATCGATGCCGCGTCCGTCGTCCCAAAAGCGCGGAAATTCCCCGCGAAACTCCGGGATACGGAACGTCGTTGCGCCGTCACCGTGCGAGAAGCAGCCGAAGAACCCCTTCGCTCCCCAATCAGCATCCGCAACAATCGCGCCGCTCGCTTGCGCGTAGGCCCACAGCTCGGGGTAGTCGGCTCGATTGAGCAGCGCGCCGTTCAGCTTCAGGCAGCCCGCTCGCACGCTCGTGCGTACTTCGAGGAGGATCGTGCCGATCTCCTGGGTCGCCATGCGCTGAACAACCCATTCCGTCGTGGCGAAGCGCGTCGAGCGGTCGCCGGTCGGCGGCGTTGGGCCGGTTACGGCTTGGTCGAATGCGGCGAGCGTCGGCGTGAAGCGGACAAGGGATGCGCCGTTGCAGGTCACACCGAACTGCCCGTCGGCGCTGTGGTACAGGCCGGTATCCGGCGCGCCGTCGTTCGCGAACGTGAGGGACGGGCTGGCCAGACTGCCTTCCGCGAGGATCAGGCGTTTTCCGGCTGCGAACGTGAGGTCGCCACCCAAGGTGCCGCCCTTCGTCTTGTCGAGTGGGTTGAGATTGCCTTCGTGCCAGGTGAGCTTGCCGTCGATGCGAAAAGTTCGATCGGCGAAGAGGTACTGAAACGCCCCTTTCGTGGGCGACCAGAAGCCGACGCTTTGCGCGCTGCTGTACAGGTAGCCATCGGTGGGACCCAGCCGAATATGCGCTTCGGCCGCGCTTTGACCGACCGACAGGTCGCCCGCCACTTCGACGGCACCGCCGAATTCTGCGCCGCGGCCGGTGCCGTCGATCGTGACCTTGCCGGTCAGGAGCGACCAGTAGAACGGCAACATGCCGTTGCTCGTCCCGATTGCGTCGCCTTGTTTGGTTGACAGCAGCGCGGCGGTTTTCCCGTCCACGCGCAGGAGCGCGCCGTATTCGCCGCCGATTGCCCGGACGTGGGCGCCACCGGCGTCAGTGCCGGCCACGGAGACTGGTCCGGAGAATGCCGCGCCCGTGAGCGCCGCGTACCGGGCCGCTGCCTTCTTCGGCGTGACGATGCGCGTGTCATCCGCACCGGCGTCGACTTCGGCCTGTGTTGCGAGTTCAGCGACGCCCTTGCGCTCGGTCGTGGCCGGCGGGTTCAGGAACGTCGTCGGTCCGAACTGGAGCAGGGCTGCGTCGATCGACGCGAACACGGTATCGCTTGCCAGCAGCAGTATGGCCGCGGGGGATTTTTCGAGGATAGGCGTGCTCTGCACATAGACGCCGAACAGCACGCCGTTGTCGAGGTACAGGCCGTACGCGTACAGCGAATACTGGTCGTCTGAGTCGTCCTGGATGACGACGTGTATGGTGTCGGGCGCGACGTTGTCGCCGCCGAACGTGGTCACGCGCTTGCGCTCGTTCGGCAGGGTCTTCATACCCTTATCGAATGCGAACGCCGCGGTGCCCAGCCCGATTTCTACGACACGGCGCGCGACAGTGCCGGTGTTGTCGGGCGCGACAAGCGCGGCACGACCGGCGTCGGTAATTTGGATCAGGTTTCCAGCCATGTTTCAGGTATCCGAGAGGGACAGACGGCAATAGACCGCGGCGCGCGCGCCGGCGCCGACGCGCTGCGTGGCGGTCGCGTCAAAGCCCTGCTTGAAGGTGTAGTGCGCGGTACCGCGCTTCGCTCGATCGACTTCGGCGCGGATGTCGGACACGTATTCGGCAGTCGCCGGCACGCCGTCACGGCTGCCGACCGTCAGCACGATGTCGAACGTTCCCGGGCGGCCACGCGGCGTCATCTCGAACCATTCGCGCATCGCCACGTTCGCGCCAAACGACGCGCACACCTGGCGTACGGCTTCGGCCGTGCCCTTGATGCGCGCAATGCGGATCGCGGTTTTCACGCGCGCGCGCTTGACCTGCTCGGGCCAGTAGTCTTTCCAGGTCTCGACGCCGACGTGCCAGGCGAGCCACGGCAGGAACGCCAGCGGGATCTCGTCCGGATCCATCAGCGTGCCGATGTCGACCGGGATGCCGCTGATTCGCGCATTGGTCTCGGCCAGGCGCCGCTCGAGCGCGGTCGCGTTCGGGGGCAGCAACGAGGGCATCGGCTTATTCATCCGCGACCCCGCCGTCGATCAGCTCGATTCCCGTGCAGTACGGTGCCTGCTCGCCCGTCACGGCGACGCCGCCGGCCGGCGAGTCGAGCAACACTTTCTGTACGCCCGCCACGCGCATCGCCGCATGCAAGCCGTCGACCGTTACTTCCATGCCGATGCGGTGCATATCGGCGGCGAACTTCGCCGTGCGCTTGTTCGCTTCCGCGAGCGCGACGGCGCGATCCGGGCCGGAGAAGAAGCGCAGCGTCGAGCGGATCGCGTAGCGCACGATCTTCGCGCTCTGCACGATCACTTCGTCGGTTTGCGGCCGCTTGCCTTCCAGGTTCTTCTCTACGATCTCGATCAGCTCGTCGCTCGCCGTGCCGTCACCTTCGCGCGACAGGATCGTGACGACCATCACGCACGGCTCCGGGCTGAACGCGGCGGCAGACAGCACTCGGCCATCGGCCGAACGAGCATGGAACACGTACGCCTCTTCGGGACCGGCGACGGAGAAACCGCGCGGCGCGAGCTGCACGCGCTCGCGCAGGCTGTCGTCATCCTCGTAGACCGGATCGACTCCGTTTTCGGGATCGCCGGCCGAGATGACCAGACGCTCTACATCGAAGAGGGCGGCAATGTGTTCGAGCGTCGTGCTGCGCGCGTACGCGAGCAGGATGCCGCGCGCCTTGTCGTTGATGAGCTGGCGCAGCAGCACTTCGCGATAGGCGTTCTCCTGCAACGATCTTGTCAACGGTTCTGATTCGAGCGCGAGCGTCGCGGCGATCTCGGCCCGTTGATCGGCTGGGTACAGGGAAATGAGTCGCGCTTTGCGTTCGGCGAACAGCGTTTCGAAATCGATCGGATCGACGATATCGGGTGCCGGCAGTTGCGACAGGTCGATCGGGGTCGTTCTCATGCGCCGACTCCGTTCGACACGGGTACGCGCAGCGACACGGGCTCGTCGCGCTCGTCGGTCCATCCTTCGATGTCGACGAGCTGCTGACCGGCGAACGCGTCATCGGTATCCGCCACGAGCTGCACGCGGGTGACGGTCAGACGCGGTTCCCAGCGCATCAAGGCAGTCGCGGCCGCCGCATACAGGCGAATACGCGTCGCGCCATTGGTCGGCGCGTCGATCAGGTCGGGCAATTCCGAACCGAACGAACGGCGCTGGATGCAAGAGCCGAGCGGGGTCGTCAGAATCCGGCCGACCGACTGCGACAGGTGGTCGACGCCCGAAATCGCGCGACCGGTGACAGCGTTCATTCCCTTCATGCCGCCCCCGGGATCGGCTTCGACGTGCGGGCGAATTCGCCCTTCGCGTCGTGTGGGTGTTCGACCAGGCTGACGTTGCGTGCGACAACGTCGTCAGTGAACTCGGCGCGACCGTCGATCTTCATGACAGAACCGCCTTCGCCGCCCATACCGGTCATGCCCGACTCGAACGCGAACGGACCTTTCACGGTCAGCGATTTCGTCACGGTCGCGTCACCGTCGAGCAGGATGCTTTCGGCCTGCACGGTCGCGTCCTTCGTCTGCACGATGACCGCGCCTGGCGCGATAACGCGTACGGTCGCGCCAGCCGGCAGCTCGGCCGTCAGCGCGTGCGCCGCATGGTCGTAGCTGACTCGCGCGCCGTCCGCGTAGACGCGGGTATGGGTGTTCGGGGAGTTGTCCGGCGCCGGCGCGGCGTCCGAGTAGATGCCGCGCAGTGCGACGGCCTGCGCGAAGTCGCCCATCGGGCCGAGCAGCACGACCTGCTCGCCCTTCGTCGGCGGAAGCCATTCGCGCGTGCTACCTGCCGCTGGCGTGAGCCAGGGAATCCAGTTGGTTTGCAGGCCGTCGTCGTCGGACTCGCCGACCGCAACGCGACAGAGGCCCGCGTCGTAGTCGACATCGAGAATCGAGCCTTTGCGCACGGCGTTGCGTGCCTGCCGTTGAATTTCGTTCGCATCCATGCCGACCATGTTGCCGGCCGCCCGCGCGTGACGCGAGCGAAGGTAAATGTCGTACTCGTGGGTACAGCATGCTCGTCGCGCGCGCGAGCAAACGTGCGTCGACAATCGGTATTACACGCACGATGACGCACCTTGCACATATCGCGCGTACCTCTTTCACGCTGCCTCTGAACCCATGACGACTCACATTTCCGACGCCGCGCCCGCGGCCGACATCGCCCCAATGCTCAACCAGCTTCATCGTGTCGATGCACTCGCATTGGCACGCACACTGCCGGATCAGTCCGTCGACCTCGTATTTACCGATCCCCCATATGCGTCGGGTGGTCTGCACCTGTCCGCACGAACGCGCGCGCCGAGCCAGAAGTACATCAACAGCGACACGAAGGCGGTCTATACCGACTTCGAGGGCGACAACATGGACCAACGCGCCTGGGCGTTCTGGTGCCATGCCTGGCTGACCGAGTGTCGCCGCGCGATGAAACCCGGCGCGCTGCTCGTTTGCTTCATCGACTGGCGCCAGCTCGCGACGTTGACGGACGTGGTGCAGGCGGCCGGCCTGACGCTGCGCGGCATCGCCGTATGGGACAAGACGCCGGGTCGAACGCGGCCGCGTCGCGGCGGGTTCGCGCAACAGGCCGAATTCATCGTGTGGGCGAGCCGCGGGCCGATGAACGATAGCGACGTGTACCTGCCTGGCGTGTTTCCGACGCGCCTGGCGCTGCCGAAGCAACACGTCACTGAAAAGCCGATCGAGCTGGCGCGCGACGTGGTTCGCCTGGTGCCGGATGGCGGGGTCGTGTGCGACCTGTTCGCCGGATCGGGGACGTTCCTGGTTGCCGCGCGCGAAGCCGGCCGGAAGTGGATCGGCTGCGAGACGAACCAGACTTACCATGTTGTAGCATCGCAACGACTGGGGTCCGATAACAAAGTGGCCATATCGGCGCCGGCCGTTCACAGACAAGCGGCTTGCTGGCAGACACCGACAACCGACCGGCCACCCGGCTGAAAAAACCGCTTTTTCGCAGAAGATCACATGGCTATTCTCCGAATACCGCACGTGCGGGCATAAGGGAACGAGAATGCGTGACTTCAAGGTAAGTGGTGGCATTTCTGCTGGGGGTAGCGTCGACATCAATATCGTCGATACATCGGAACAGCCCAAGTTTTTGGTTAACTGCACGACGCCAGAGCTTTGGAACGAACGTGAACATCGCAAAGTTTTGCTTTCCCAGGAGCGGTGGCGAAAGGTCAGAGTGATCGGATTGTTTTGGCTGATCGTTGCCGTGTGCTTGGCTGGCGCCGCACTGTATTTCTATTCGGTCGGTAACTCGAATATTGCAAATGCCCTAGTTGGGCTCGGTGGATTGGCCATGATGGCGATTACCGCCAAGGTATTCGATGAACCAACCGAATTCGAGAGGCGTCAGCTCAAGGCATTAGCGGAAATTCGACACATTTTGCGTGAGCGATGCGTTGAATGAGAACAGGCGAGCGGTTCAGCGGTCCAGGTAGCGAAACAACCGCTCGAGTATTAGTTCGCGATCGGTTGCTGCGAACCCGAGCACTACTCGAACCGGATACTGTACGAGCGGGCCGCCCGGTTCGACGGGGGCCTTCTGGCCTTCCTGGTGAACGCGCACGACGCGCGACAGGCGGTCGTCGAAGCCGATCGCAAGCCCCGTGTCGTCGACATCGATCCTCAGATAGCGGGCGGTGCGCAGCTTGCGAAACATCGCTTGCCGCTTGATGCGGCCGACCTTGGCACGCAAGCCCTTACCGCCCTTCTGGACCTTGCGCGGCACGTACGCGCTGCCGTCCGGGTTCTGCTGCGCGGTGATGCGCGACTGCTGCGCTCGGCGCATATCACGCCCCAGCTCGCGAAACAGTCGCCGGCGAACTGCCGGCGCCAGCTTCGCGAGCAGGCCGCCGGCCCATTTCTCAAGCGCACGCAGATCGTCGTCCATCACGCCACCCAATGCTCGGCCGCGTCTTCGACGTGCTCGACCGTGCGGCGGCCGCCTTCGTCCATAGCGACCACAACGCTTTCCGTGAGCTTCAGCTTAACCGCGAGGTCGACGGCATCGTTCGCGAGGATGTCGGCGATGAACGTCATGCCGTCGCGGCGCTGGTCGGTGTTCGTCACGAGGTCGGGCTGGTTCGCGCGCGCCCATTCGACAACCGCAATCATCACGTCGTCGGCGCTGCCGATGAAATCGCGGATGAGTATCTCGCACTCGTACCGGTATTCGAACGACGGCGTGCGTGTGCCGGTCGCGACAATGTGGCCGTCGTTGATGAAGACGACGAGCAGGTCGGGCGCTGCGGCGAGCTGCGGGAGCGCCGCGACGAGCGCGGCGCGCAGGCTGTTCGGCTTAATCATGGGCGGCCGCCTGCGGGTTCGTCTGACTGCGAGCCTGGCACGCAGCAATCATATCGACTTCGGCCGCACAGCGCGCCCATGCCGCCTGCGCGACGGTCAGCGCGTCGCTCAGATCACCGTTCGTCTGCGGATGCGTCGCGGGCAGGGTGCAGCGCGTCACCGCTGCGCACGCGTTGAGCGTAATCGTCGGCGCCGGCGAGGGCGGGGCTGCTGTGCAGGCGCACAACATCGTCAGGCAGGCGAGCAGCAGCCCACGTGCGAACGGCTTCGTTCTCATCGATGAGTTTCCGGAGTTGCGATTGATACGCGGCGAGCGTCGCGTCGACGGTGCCGCGTGTGCGGTCGAGCTGCGCGCGCTGCTCGTCTTTCTCGCGGGCATCCGTGAGCAGCCGGCCGATGATCGCGTCACGCGCGCCTACGTCCTGTTTCGCCTGGCGCACGGCATCCTGTGCTGTGGCGAGGCGGCCCTGCAGCACGCGCACATACTGCGCGCCGGCGACCGCCACGACGAGCGCCGCGAGCGCCAGCCAGAAGCGAAGGCCCGGCACGCTCACGCGGCCGCCTTCGCGCCGGCGTAGCGCTCGTACGCCTGGGCGAGCTTCGCGTCGTAGAGGTTACGGGCGTAGTCCGGGCCGTTGTAGCCCTTCGCGAACGCCGCCCACTTCCGGTTCTTCAGGGCGGACAGCAGCGACGAGTCGGCCGCGACGAAGCGCACGAACCCGTCGAGTTGGTCGCCCTCGCTCGTCTCCATCCGCGCGACGAACTCGTCGATGCTCGCGTAGCCGAGGCGCTTCCAGTGGTAGCCCATCACCTGGAACGCGCCCCAGCTCGCCGATTCATAAGCTGACGCCGCGTGGATGCGCGCAGCGGTATCGAGCCGCACGTATTCGGCGCTGCCGCCCTGGTAGCCGCCTGCTTTCTGGCTGACGACGTTCGGAAACTGCGCCGCGCACCGCGCGGCGTCGTCCGCGCCGATGCTGTCGACGAGCTGCCGGTACATGACATGCCGCTCGAACAGGATCACGGGCCGTCCGTCCGCCAGAAAGCCGGAGCCGCGCGATTCGACTTCGTTGACGGCGCGCACGCACGCGGGCGACACGCCGAGCTTGTCCGCGGCGCGCGTGATGTCCGCTTCGGTCAGGTGTTTGCGGTCGCGCTGGCCGGCCGACAGCACGGCATACGTGTTCGGGCCGGCGATGCCGTCGACGACGATCCCGGCGGCGGCCTGGAGCGCCTTAACGGCCTGCTCGGTCGCTTCGTCGTACAGGTGGGACACGTCGAGCGCGTAGCCGGCACGTAGGAGACGTTGCTGCAGCAGGCCGACTTCGGCGCCGCGGTCGTTGAAGCGAAGAATGTTCATGATTCGGTGCTCCGGAGAATGCGCGCGACGTTCCCGCGCGCAAGGTAGACGAACAGGGCCAGCAACACGGTCTGCACGGCCTGGAAGAAGCCGACCGGCTTCGCGTGGATGAGCAGCTCGATTGCCGAGCCGCCGGAAATCGCGACGATCAGCCAGGCCGTCCAGGCAACGTGCGAACGGTGCCGCGCGCCGTTCTTGCGATAGGTCAGCACGCGCAGGATCACGGCGAGGTGCGCGGCGAGCGCGACCAGGGCAAACGACAAGTGCATGTCATTTCCCCCTGCGGATCAGCGCGCCGAAGTCGATGTCCTTCACGCGCTCCATCAGCGTCAGCGTGACCGTGATGACGAGCGCGGCGGCGAAGAACGCGGCGACGCCCGACGAGCGGACCGGCACGAGGTGGGTGATTTCCGGCGCAGCGAGATAGCCCATCACGAGCGAGATGAGCATGTATGCGGCGCGCTGGCCGATGCCGAGGTCTTTCGACGTGACGACGACGAGCGCCGCGCCCGCGAACGCGCCGATCAGCGCGTCGCCGTCGATGCCCGGCGCGATGCCGGCCAGGCCGATCGCGGCGGCCAGCGCCGCGGCGGTAGTGGTGTTCGGTTCTGCCATTCGGACAATTCCAGGTCAGTCAAACAGTTGCAGGAGGGGCTTCGTCTGCTCGATCGTGTCCAGCTCAGGCATGTCGACGACGGTTCCCATCGGCAACACGACGCCCAGCTCGGCGAGGCCGGGATTCGCTTCCAGGACCGCTTCGACGGTGCCGGCAGTGCTGGCGTAGTGGCGCCAGCAAAGGGCGTCGAGCGTTTCACCCTGAAGCGTGGAGACTTTCATCAGATCAGCTCAACCGTCGAGCGCGCGACGCCCAGGATGTCGCTGATGGCCCATCGCGCGTTGCGGCGCGACTCGTCGACGGTCGCGGCTAGCTCGGCGGCCACCTGGCCGCCGCTCTTCGTCGAGTCGAAGCCGCGGTATTTCTCTGTCACGTCCGCGTGCGCCAAGTAGTAGACGGCGCGCCGGTAGCGGAACACGAGCACGGATTCCCCGTCGACTCGCTCGGCCGGCACGTCGGCGAGTGACGCGGCACCCGCTGCCCGATGCCGAGCGCGCCACGCGGCCAGCTCGTCGTTGACAGTCAGCATTGCGTCGCGTGCGGCGTGGCGCAGGCGTTCACGCGTCACGGTGCCGTCCAGGCGCATCGCGTCGCGCAGCGCGGCCAGATCGATGTCCGGGAAGAAGCCGTCGTTCGTCAGCGTGCCTTCGATCGGCGACGCTGCGACGGCTGGCGCAGCAGTGGCAACGAAACTGTTCATGGTCGATTCGGGGAGTGATGGCGGTGGACCGAAGGTCAGGGCCTGTGTCCGTCAGGCGTTGGGCCTTGCCTTCGGTGCCGCCATGCCGGGGTGGGCTCTTTACGTGCCTTCGGTGCCGTCGCCCGGACGGCCCGTGGCTTCGATCAGCTTTGAGAGCCGATCGATGTCTTTTTTCACGCCGACGCGGTCGTTCAACGACAGCGCGCGGCGCAGATAGTCGAGGGCGCGAGGCGGGTCGGCTTCCTGTACGGCATAGCCGAGCGCCTTGCAGAGCTTCGCGCGCACCTGGTCGTGCATGTCCGCGTCTGCCGTCAGCTCGTCGACCCGCTCCAGGCTGGCGGCGTCGAATGTGCTGCGCTCTAGGAACGCGGCCAGCGCGGCATCGGCGAACTGCTCGGCGACGACGGAGGCGAGTGACCGTTCGAACTGGTCGGGTAGCGCGAGGCCGTGCGTGAGCGCGTACGCGGCGATCGCGAGCGCACCGTCGTAGTCGCCGGCGTCGATGCGCCAGACCATGATCGTCACGAGTACGTCATCCTGGGCGCCGCGGCCGCCGTTCAACACGCCCGCCACGTAGTCGGCATACTCCGGCAGCAACTTCCGCTTCAGTTCGACCTTGCGGGCGACCGACTGCACGCCCTTCAGGGCGCGGCGGTCGGCCGCGAGCTTCGCGAGCATCAGCTCGTAGGGCGTTGCACCGGCCATCGTCTGACCGGGCGCCGTCGCGGCGGCCGCGCGGGCGGCCGACACACGCGCGAAGTGCGCACGAGCGGGCGTGTTGATCGTCATGCAGCCGCCTGCACGAGTTCGATGTTTTCCGCGACGCAGCCGCAACCGAAGTCTTCGACGACATACGCGTCGTTCGACGATTCGTAGTTTTCGATGCGGTCGCGTTCCGGCACTTCCTTCAACGTGCGCCGGCGTGCGCCTTCCTGGTAGTAGATCGACAGGTTCGACAGCTTCGTTACCATGAGGGTGCGTTTCGGGACGAACGGCACACGCACGGCGGGCAGGTTACCGATGCGCTTCTGGCTGACGATCAGGTCGGCTGCGAGCCGCTCGGTCGGTGCCTGCGTCGCATTGACGATCGGAAAATACTTGTCGTGCAGCAGCTCGCGGCCGCAGATCACCACGAGGCCGGTGTCTTCCTGGAACCACGGGTCGATCATCGACGACACGATGTCCATCACGAGCGCGTCGATGTTCTCGTAGTCGCCGCCCTTGCCGACGATCACCTTGCCCTCCGTCTTGCCTTCGTGCAGCACGCGTTGCGCCGCGCGCTCACGATACTGCTGCAGCCAGCCAATGTTCACGTCCTGCAACAGCGGGTTTGCCGCCTTGTCGGTGGTGGCCGCAGCCTTCACGCCGTTCCAGCCGATCATGATCCGGTCGAGTGCGGCCTGATTCACGATCACATCGCGGATGCGCTGTTGGAAGTCGGGAAACTTCGCCCAGGCGTCGAGCTTGCGGTACGGGATGGCCGTGTCGTAGTCGGTTTTCTCGCAACGGTAGCGGTTGCTGTCGAGCGCAGTCGGATCGACCGGCTGGCGCGCGGTCTTCGTGGTGTCGGTGCGGCTTGCGATCGGGCCGGATACCGACAGGCCGAGCTTTTCGCCTTCCAACTCGGTCACGGGCAGGATATTGATGCTCTTCAGGAATGCGCTCGATTCCTGCATTTTGGTTTCGAGCGTTTGCTGGACGGACGGCTCGACGGCGAATTTCTGCGATACGTCGTCGGTGTCGTTCAGCTTGGCGATTTGCGCGGCGTACTTTCGATACGCCTGGCGCGTTTCCTTCTTCATGAGTTGGGTTCTCCGGGGTGTGAGCGTGGAAGGGATCAGCAGTCGGTCACGAGCTCGCCGGTCGAACCGGTCGACGGCTGGCGCCGCGGTGCGCCGTTATCGGTGGCCGACAGCTTCGCAGTCAGTGCTTCGACAGCGGCCATCGCCTCGTCGGCGCGCTTCTTCGCGGCGGCCGCATCGTCCTGCGCGATGGTGAGGTCGACGCGCAGCGCGGCGACGTCGCGGCCCTGTTGACTGGCGAAGCCGGCGATTTCTTCGACTGCGTGGCGCACGTCGGCGTCACGTTGATCGTCCGTCGAGCGATTGCGCGCGAACATGCCTTTGACGATGGACAGCAGGCTCGTCGATTCGGGTTCGCCTTCGAACTCGATCGACGTTTCGCACGCGGCCGAGAACAGATTGTTCGAACGGCGCGCCGCGAATTGCAGTGCTTCGGTGCCGAGGCTCGCCGGGTCGTCGGTCGCGGCCAGGCCGACCAGATACGCTTCGCCGATGTCGGCGAAGTCGGGATTGACTTCGATCGACGTGAAAACCTTCTGGCGCTTCTTCGACAGCGCGACCAGCTCGTCGGTCGGATCGAGCTGCGCGTACAGCCCCATCTTGCCTTTCAGCGGGCCGTCTTCGATCTCGGATGCCTTCAGCGCGATCACATCGCCATACGCGCCGAACGGGTTGGTTGCCGAGAGCGGCGCCCATCCCTTCAGGTGCTCGATATTGAGACGCGCGCCGTACAGTTCGCGGTTGTAGTTCTTCGCCATCTGCGTGAGCCATTCGCGCTTGATCTCGCGACCGTCGACAGTCGCACCTTCGACTGCGACGCGGAAAAACTTCGTTTTGTTGGTTGCCATAGAGAGAGGTCGAACCGTGGGTCAGTGAATGTGGTTCCCATGTTCGACCTTCGCGCGCCACGGCTCAACGAGCGGCGTGTGTTGCTCGTATGGGTACGTAGTGCTCCGCGTGATCGCGCGCGCGCGTCGCCCTACGCTTGCCGCATGCTCGAAACGACAGATCCAATTCAACGCGAAGCGAACGTGCGACAGATCGCGCGCTCGCTCTACTGGCAAGGCTGGCGCATCTCGTCGATCGCGCGGCATCTCGAACTGAAGCCCGCGACGGTGGCGTCGTGGTGCCGTCGCGATAAATGGAAAGACGCGACGCCGATCGAGCGCATCGAGGCGGCGGCCGAAACGCGCCTGATGGTCCTGATTGCGAAGGACAAGAAGGACGGCGCGGACTACAAGGAAATCGACCTGCTCGGCCGACAGATCGAGCGGCTCGCGCGCGTGCAGAAATACGGGGAGACGGGGAAGGAAGGCGACCTGAACCCGAACATTGGCGCGCGCAATGCCGGGCCGAAGCGCAAGCCGCCGAAAAACGAAATCAGCGAGGAACAGGAAGAGCGGATCGTGAAGGCGTTCCGCGAATCGTTGTTCGACTACCAGAAGGTTTGGTATCGCAACGGCGATCAGCAGACGCGCAATATCCTGAAGTCACGGCAGATCGGAGCGACCTGGTATTTCGCACGCGAGGCGTTCGTCGACGCGCTCGATACCGGCCGCAATCAGATTTTTCTGTCGGCCAGCAAGGCACAGGCGCACGTCTTCAAACAGTACATCGTGCAGTTCGCGCGTGACGTGGCCGACGTTGAACTGACGGGCGATCCGATCATTCTGCCGAACGGCGCGACGCTGTACTTCCTGGGGACGAACTCGCGCACCGCGCAGTCGTATCACGGCAACCTGTACTTCGACGAATATTTCTGGGTGCCAAAGTTCCGCGAGCTAAATACCGTAGCGTCCGGCATGGCGATGCACAAGCGGTGGCGGCTGACCTATTTCAGCACGCCGTCGAGTACGACCCATGAAGCCTACGCGTTTTGGAGCGGCGCCGATGCGAATCGTGGGCGCGCGCCTGGCGATCGCATCCAGATCGACACGAGCCACGAAGCGCTCGTGCGAGGCATGCTGGGCGAGGACGAACAGTGGCGTCAGATCGTTACCGTACTCGATGCGATCGAGGGCGGCTGCGACTTGTTCGACCTGGAGAGACTGCGGCGCCGGTACAGCGCAGAGGCTTTCGCGAACCTGCTGATGTGCCAGTTCATCGACGATTCGGTGTCGGTGTTCAAGCTGGCCGAGCTGCAGCGCTGCATGGTCGACTCGTGGGAGGAATGGGCCGATGACTTCTCGCCGCTGCTGCTGCGCCCGTTCGGCTATCGCGAGGTGTGGGTTGGCTACGATCCGGCGCTGACTGGCGACTCGGCCGGTCTCGTTGTCGTGGCGCCGCCGCGTGTCGAGGGTGGGACGTTCCGCGTGCTCGAACGTCACCAGTTCCGCGGCAACGACTTCGAGGAACAGGCCGCGGCGATCGAACAGATCACGCAGCGCTACAACGTCGGCTATATCGCGATCGACACGACGGGCATGGGGCAGGGCGTCTATCAGCTCGTGCGGAAGTTCTACCCGGCGGCCGTTGCATTGAACTACTCACCCGAGGTCAAAACCCGCCTTGTGCTGAAGGGGCAATCCGTCATCCGCAACGGCCGCCTGCAATTCGACGCGGGATGGACCGACCTGGCCGCGGCGTTCATGGGAATCAAACAGACCATGACGGCGAGCGGCCGCCACGCAACGTACACCGCCGACCGCAACGAAGAGACGGGCCACGCCGACCTGGCGTGGGCCTGCCTGCACGCGATCGATCGCGAACCGCTCGCCGGCGGCGACATCAATTCTTCATCTTTCACGGAGTTCTATTCATGAGCAAGCGCCGATCGCGCGCGCCGCGCACGTTCGCGGCCGCGCCGGATTCGGGCGCCGCCGGCGCCGCGCCGGCGCGCGCCGAGGTCTTCACCTTCGACGATCCCACGCCGGTGATGAACCGGGCCGAGATTCTCGATTACGTCGAATGCTGGTCGAACGGCGATTGGTTCGAGCCGCCCGTCAGCTTCGCCGGCCTGGCGAAATCGTTCCGCGCCAGCACCCATCACAGCTCGGCGTTGTACTTCAAGGCGAACGTACTGGCGTCGACGTTCCGACCGCACAAATGGCTGTCGCGGCACGCGTTCGAACGGTGGGCGCTCGACTTCCTGACGTTCGGCAACGGCTACCTGGAACGCCGCCGCAATCAGCTCGGCGACACGCTGCGGCTCGAACCGGCCCTGGCGAAATACACACGGCGCAAGGCAGATTTCAGCGGCTTCGTATACGTGAACGGCTGGCAGGACAAGCACGAGTTCGAGCCGGGCAGCGTGTTCCAGCTCATGCGACCGGACATCAACCAGGAGGTGTACGGCCTGCCGGAATATCTCAGCTCGCTGCACTCGGCCTGGCTGAACGAGTCGTCGACGCTGTTCCGGCGGAAGTACTACGAAAACGGCAGCCATGCGGGATTCATCCTGTACATGACGGACGCGGCGCAGAAACAGGAGGATGTCGACAACATGCGCACGGCGTTGAAGAACGCGAAGGGGCCGGGCAATTTCCGCAACGTGTTCATGTACGCGCCGGGCGGGAAGAAGGACGGCATCCAGCTCATCCCCGTGTCGGAGGTCGCGGCGAAGGACGAGTTCTTCAACATCAAGAACGTGACGCGCGACGACCTGCTCGCCGCGCATCGCGTGCCGCCGCAACTGCTCGGCATCGTGCCGAGCAACTCGGGCGGGTTCGGCACGCCGGACACCGCGGCGCGCGTGTTCGGCCGGAACGAAATCAAGCCGCTGCAGGCCCGCTTTGCCGAGCTGAATGACTGGCTTGGCGAGGAGGTCGTGACGTTCGACGAATATCAGATCCCGCCGGCGTTGGCTGGCGCATAACGCAAACTGCATATGTTGACGAACGCGGTCGATTGCCCGGACCGCGATTCGTCGCTGGTGGTCGCCAATTCGTCAGTCCGGGTTATTGTCAGACGTGTCTTCTTCACCTTTTTCAACATAGCTGTTGAGGTAAGCGGCGATGATGTCACCGTGGCACGCCTCTGGTTTGCAGAAGCATCCGAGGCGGTATCCGCGAAGGGATAGCAGAGCAGCGTGCTTTTGCTGATCCGGAAGAATCTCCTCTTCAAAGTACTCTTTATATTTTCTGATTACCTCTTCTCGACTGAGCCCACCCGGTCCATGACCGATCTTAAACGGATTGCCCCACGGGCCGCCACGCCCAATCGATACGTCGAATTCCTCTTTTGTCTGATTGCGTACCGTCGTAATTCGAAGCGGAATTACGCGCGAATTTTTTTTAAGGAGCCGCGAAAAATAGACGATATCGGTCAGATCATGTCCACCCCAAAATACTACGACATGGGTTGACGCCTCTACCACTCTTTTTGCGTCGAGACGGACAGAGGCCCGCTCGGATCGTGTGGGAATCTGTCTTTTCTTGAAATATTCTGCTGCAATTCCCAAACTATCCTGAACAAGGATGGCGTTCATGTCGGGCAGGCTGCCTATTATTTTATCTAGCTTCTCCGCAAAAAAAGTCGGTAGGGCGAAACCGTCTGATAACGCAACTAGCAAGGTGGGTTTGCTCAAGTCGTCCATAAATTCAAATCAATAAAGATGCGATATGTTCAATTTGCCGTTCCAACGAGAGTTAAGGTACTCAACAGCGAGGCGGCGGTGGCAGTGATGAGGTTTGTCTTCACTGCATAGCAGGCAGCCACCATCAAACAAAGCAACGTCCAGATTGCTTTCTACGCTTCGCTTTGCAAGCAACTCGACATATGCGTCGGCGTAGCTGTCCCACGTAAGCTCCTTTGACTGATAGAGTTTTAGCATTTCCTTCTCAGGCGCAAGCTCGCGCAACTCAATGAATTGAGCGCCAATAATCTCTGAAAGAAAGAATTTCAAATCCTCTTTTTTGGTGAACCCGGCGAGCTGGGACGTGTTGTTCAGACGAACGTCGAGCACTGTACGCACGTGCTTCTTGCGCAGCAAATCGAAAAATTTTTCGGCTGACTTGTTAGTAAATCCGATTGTCGAAACATCGATATTTTCCATGTTGTTCACCGTACTTGTTCTTCCCTTTGGTTGCTCACGGCAATCTAATGATGGCGGCGATTAGTTTGAATCTATATGAAATATTATCTACTTCCTTTACCAAAGGTGCTGACAAGCTTACCGATAACAAACAGGCTCCTAGATCGTAAGTCGCGGGGCCATGAGGCTGGAATTCGGCTTCGATTACGGGGTCGGTGACCCCAATCCAATAGTGAACTCCATTGTAGTCAAACCTAGCTTGGCACTTAGTTCGGCCGTAATGAGCGAACACCCGTAGTTCGACTTGTGGCACGTGCACAAGCAGTAAGGAACACCCCGTGACATCAGCCTGGGCGGTGGGAATTTGGTCGTTGAAGCCGGCGCTAGTGCTGCCGGCGTTCAGGAACAGAGTCGCGGGAGGCTGCATTGCTCCGATGAGACGTTGCCGTTCCACTTCGCCCCTTTTTACCCATCGCCGCGTGCCGTCAACGAGCCAATTTTCGACTTGGCAACCGTCCGGCCTATGCTCGATCAAATGCACGTCGAGCAGGTCGAGAACCTGCGGAGACGTATTGTCTGCATAAGATTGTTCGATCGTCCGTAGTGCGTGCTCCCAACCCGAGCCCACCGGCCTGATCCAACCCCCTAATTGACCGCCATCAAGCACTTCGATACCAGCGACACAGTGCTCTCCGCGCTTGCGCGAGTTAGCCAAGCAAATGATGCGTTTGGTCTCCATTGAACCCCCGTTTCTCATGTCTTTTGTTGGACTTGAACTGCATGATCATTATGTAACGAGTTGTAAAGGCGGCGACCGAGATTTTATGGTGCCGCAGGTCTAGGTCGGCTCGAATAGAGGCGCTACAACGGCTTGCTGGCGCCGGGTGCGCGAAGGGTCAGGTGTCTGACGGCGGGGCGCAGTGAGGCCGCCTTGCGGCCGCGCAGGGCATTCGGTAGGGAGATTAGCAGGGCCGCACGGGCCGCCGCGCGGTCCCCTCCCCGCCCGCGGGCTTCGCTTGGCAGGGCGGTTTTAGTGCACCGGGCCGACCAGCTCGGCGGCCCTTGTAGTGCGGGGTTCCGGGCGTTTCGGTGCGCCCGGAAATCGTGCGTTTTGATGCGCGATGATGCGAATTGATGCGTCGCCGCGCGCAGTTGTGACCCCCGCCTCACCTGCCCGCAATCATGATGTCCGGTCGGTTGCGTCAGCGCGGCGTTGCCGAGCTTCTTCATGCATATTGACCGGCGTTGTATCAAGGACGCGCGTAACCATGGAGGCAAGAAAGCGACCTGGTGCAAGTATCTCGGGAGTTTCTTTTTTGAGAATTGACACCGACGGAAGTTGGGCTATCTCGCGGTCGACCTCTGATTCAGGAGGCGGTGCAGGTAGATCCTCTTCGGTGTCCGGCTCCGGTCCGGGCTCTGGTACACCTTCACCGTGCCTCTCTTCGCCTGTATCGGGTATCTCAACGCCATCTGCGTATTCCATTAGGACGAGGCAGGTGGCGTGGTACGCGTCGTCTTCGCGTCCCAGCTTGGCTAGCAAGTCGAACAACCAGGCGGCGGTACGAGGCTCTTTTTGTAGGATGTCCGAACGGAGACCGAATACGAATCCGAGGGCTGCGAGGGGATGCCTCAATCGCAGATTCTTGGCATCACCGTACGATTCTTCAATTCGGTTCGGTGCATTTTTCCCGTAGGAGGAATCCATGCGTTTCGTTGAAATCAGCAGCTCAGGTCCTGTGACCCAGTCAGTGATAATGACGTCAACTTGTTTGAGGTAGTTCTTACCCAGAATCGATGCGCTGGACGATGTAACGTCCCGGATCGACGCCTCCTTGTTCAGCCGCTCGGCTACAGCGTCTCCCACTTTGCGCGGCAATTCTCTTAGCAACGCGGCGACCGGCGCGGGAAGAATGCGGGGATGGACGGGGCGCGGCCAAGTCTGATCTTTGCCAAATCCCGCTCGGCGCAATTCATAGCTCAGCCATACATCAAGGGCAAGCGCCGGCACTCCGGATTGGGTTTCTGCCTTCAAGGACAGAGGGACCCCCAACAGTCGTTCAAGAGTGCCGTAATCTGGCTCGAAATGTAAGGATCCGTCGGAGCCTTTGACCCACGGATTGCTGTGGGCTCCGCCAGGGGCGGCACGATCAACGATTCGGTCGAAAAGTACCCAAGCTTTTGCTTTTGTAGATTGTTTAGCGGCCACTGGCTGCCCTCATTGTGCGGCGGTGGGCGAGCTCTGCGCGCGCCTGTCGAATATGTTTGACCTGCTTTGTCGTAATCTCGCCGTGTCCTTGCAGGATTATTTTGTCGACCATTTCGACGGCATCCAGCAATTTGCCCTCTGTAAGCAGGTCGGCCACCGCGCCTTTAATTGCGCGAAGAGCGTCCGCGCGACATGCAATCAGGGCGGCCGACGGCATGGCCCAAAGATCCGCTTCTTTCGGTTCAATTTTCAAGATGCCGCCGCCGTAGGCGCGCCCCACGATCTCTGCATGCAGCAGCGTTACCGAATTCAGACTCGCAAGCGGCAATAGTTCGCGACCGAGCGTTCTGTGTTGTTCGGCGAGGTACACGCCATGCACCGAGTTGAGGTGACGCGCTCCCGCTTCATTAGCCGTGAGGCGCGGCGTATCTGCGTTCATACAGGTCAATAGCAGGTCAGCGGCCGGGACAAGCGGCACTTGATACCAGGTTCTACGAACGCGACACTTATAGGCAGTATCGACACCAGTCCGATGGCCATCTTCGATGTACGCGGCCGCTTCAGGGGATGGTGGATCGCTCGGATAAAAAAGGTACGTGGCATGGCCTTCGCGACCCAACTTGGTGAGCATGGCGCTGGAGAGCTCGAGACCGCGTAAGTGTGAGCTGCCCGGTGGCGATAGGCGTAGCAGCTCATTGCGGCGTAGGCCGAGCTCCTTTACACGCTGTGGCGATAGCGTGAAATATTTATTATTGCCCGTGACGATTCCGAGGGTAGTGTCTCCCCACAACTCCAAGCGAGTAAACACGTCACGTTGCAGCAGTTCGTGCATCGGCTCGATCGCTTTCGGGTCGATGAGACTGCTTGTCCACTTGGCAGCCGGGTCCGTTGGCCGCCAAATTTGACCTGCGCCCAGTGACACGAGGTCAGCGGCGTTCTTCGACTGGCGAATCGTAGCGTGCTCCGCTGGACCTTCAAGATACCCGTCGGCCAGTAGCAGCACGACGTCTGCTTCAGCCTCTGGGAAAACCTGTTCATCGAAGAGCACGAGTTCCACTTCGCGGAAGCGGCTGAAGAGGAACCGGCGCACAGGAGCCGCATAATTTACCGAGAGTAATTCAGCGGGTAGTACAAGACCGAGTCTTCCACCTCGCTGGAGAAACATTGCCGAATGGACGGTGAATGCAGCCCAGCTGGAGGCGAGGCCGGTTAGCGATACGCCTCCCCTCAGCGCAGCTTCCCGGGACCGGGCGCGGGCCTCGCCCGAAAAGTCTTGATAGCGTATGTAAGGGGGATTCCCAATTACAGCGTGATAGGTGGGGTTGGGCTCAACGGCAAAAAAGTCGCTGTGCAGGATACGGGCTTTGCCACCCGCGTCTCGAACGCGCTTGTCCGCAACACGCGCACTGTGTGCATGAATCTCAACGCCATCGACTGCTGGTCGCGAATTGCCGACGGGGGCGAGAGCTCGAAGGCGGTCCACTGCGGCGACAAGGAATGCTGCATCGCCTGCGGATGGCTCCAATACCCGATCGCGTGATGTACGAATGGCCCAGTTGGCCACAAACCGGGTGATCTCGTCTGGTGTGAAGAAGGCTCCGCGCTCCTTGCGGAGAGCGGGCGTATCGTCCGGATCGATGGAATGTACGAGAGTCACTTGCAAATCCTGGGAAGCAGCGTCACCGGTTCCGACAGCGAAGGTGCTGCACCGGCCTCGTTGTACTAGACGGCGAATTCTAGCCCGTGGTCGAAGCCGCCGTCGAGACGACGCGCAGCAATCCGGTCTACGGGGGCTGGTGGCAACGACACTGACATTCGCCGTCTGCCGAGAAAAAAGGCCCGCTGAGGCGGGCCTTCAAAATTCGCTACTTCTTTTTCCCTATGCCCAGATTCTTGAGCCGGTATTCCATCGCGAGGTTTGAGACATTGAAGCGCGTTGCCATCGTGATCGCAAACCGATCGAACGGCATGGTATCGACGCCATTTTCCGACTTGTATGTGTTGATCACTGAGGTGCCGACCGAGGAGATCAACTTCGTCGGCATAAGCAGTTCCGCCGCAAAATTGTTTGCCTCTGACTCGTGGCGTGTCCAATAGGACTCGCTTCGGCTCATCGTGCTCTTGTTGTCCACGAATGTGAGCTCGTCACCGGACCGGTGCATACAAAAATGACCGATCTCATGCGCAAGGGTGAAGCGTCGGCGCGGCAAATACGAGTTCTCAAACGGGTTAAGCCATACCGCAGCTCCGCCGTCTTCCTTGAGCGTAATCATTCCGACAGTGTCGGTGTCTACGAGATTCTCATGCGGGCCCTTGAATATGGCCTTCTCGTTGACCTCGATTCCAAGGAGCTCGGCAATTCTGTCGACGTTCACCGGTGGAGCATCGGCGAAGATATCGTAGCCCCGGTTCGCGCTCAAAAACTCCGCGAGAGACGAAACAGTCAACAACCGCGGAGCAGCAGCAAGATTGTTAGCCATTTAACCTCCTTGTTGTCCGTTGATTCCTGGTGACACGCCGGCGCGAAGCTTCGTCAATGTCGAAACCTCATTCTGGGCATCGCTTGCCCGCCTCCCGGCGTCGTCCAACCGCGTCGCCAGCATTTCCTCCAACTTCGAGTTCAAATGAAAGCTGACGTATTCCACTACGTCGGGGTTCTTCATCAATTCTTCAACCAGTTTGATGACCTTATCGTCACCCGCCTTGATCTGTTGAATCAACGAGCCGAAAGCGTGCTCAACGTGTGCCTCCTTCTCCATCGAAAAGTGCTGCGTGAAGATCAGCCCAGCCACGGCGAGCATCACAGCTACACCGGTTATCACAAACGTTGTGAAGACAATGTAGGTGTTCGCGATAGAGACAGGATCACCTTGCACGGGACCTGCACCCTTGTAATGGTAGTTGAGGTAGGTGAACGCCAGTAGCGCACCCACCCCACCGCCGAGAAAGCCGAGAACGCAACCCCGCGTCTCGATCGCAAACCAGCGAAGAACCCGTGCCTTAAACCCCGATGTCGGCTGCTTCATAGCCACTTTTTGAGTCATTATTGTATCAAAACACTGTATAAAAAACAGTATTGCAAGAGTGCCTTGCGCGAAGCATAGCATCCGCCTCGCCATCCGCATAGTGCAAGACAAGCACGCCGTCAAGCGATCCGTAGGAACGAGCCCATGAGGCTGACACGCACAGGTTGACTGCGGGGGCAGTAATAGAGTTAGCGGGGGGAGTACGGAGGGGCGCGATGAAGCCAGCTACAGTGAAATTACAGTTTGGGCGAGCTTGGACAGCCCTGATTGACCTTGATTAGCCTTGGTTTTGTCGATTGCGAGTCGTGTAAGGCGTTGATTTTTAAAGGCTCTCGGTGTGCCGGCAAAGCTCCGAAGGCAGGGGTTGCTGGTTCGATCCCAGCCGGGCGCGCCAAGTCTGATAAGGCTTTCAGCGGTTTCGCTACTTCATCGTTTCCCCCCGTTACAGTGAAATTACAGTTAGCCGGCTGCGG